GATACTTTTCCAGGGCGCGCCAATAGCAAAGGAGATTCGCAATACAGAGCACAGGGAAGCTTAATGTACTCCCCATCAACTGACCACAAGCCTGCTTGAAAGATGGATGTCGATAGGTTTTACCGGCAATCTTTAAGGGTGGGTAATTAATTGTTTGCTCATAGAGGACATGACGACAGATATTTTGAAAATCGTCAACCAAGTCCTCATCTCCAGGCGCAGCCCTGACTCGAGTCAGGATCTGTTCAAAGATCAATTTTGTCATTTCAATCGCTAGGCCATCAGTGGCCGCGCTATAATCTCCTGAATTCCACTGAAATGGATAGTCCGGATCACTCGCAATCGCTAAGGTTGTAGGATGCGTAGATAACCAGTCCAAATGGGAACTGTTCAGAGGTTTACCGATAAGAGCGAAGATAGGATGCTTCTTCAGGTACGAGTGCATAGCCTTTTGCATAGGCATACTCGTTGCGTAGGGGCCAGCTGACCCCTTACTGATAGTTCGGACCTTCAAAGGCTCAAGAACTGTAGCAACCATCACGTCATCTCGGTGATTTAATAGCGCGACCTCCATTAGGTCACGAAAAGCGATATTTTCGGTATTCTCAAACTTTAGCCCCACGGGCAACCCAGAACGGTCGACCTTCATAATCGGCTTAAGATCTCCCTGTGGGAGGACAAGTTCAGCTTGTTGATCAACATCGTTAATGCTGAAAGCTTCGTAGTCCTCTCCGAGGAAATCAAGAACCAACCAAGAAAGGTCTCTTCGGGTATACAGACAATCTCTAGTCTGCTTAAAGTCAAAAATCCGGGAGATAATCAGTTCTCCCGCCGCAATGTTCTCTCGTATATGGGCTGACGTGTTCGTTCGGGCCGCACAATGATTAATCCTGCGAGCCATCAACATTTGTTGAATGGCCTGGATCGAACCACCATGGCCTCGGGAAACCTCCCAGCAGGCATTATGAGAAAACTCCCAGTCGACTTGTTCTGGTAAAACAAGCTCAAACGGCTTCTTCCGAGTAAGCAACTCTTGCAAGTAACCAAGACAATCTTGGCGAAAATCCTCAGGAAGAGGATCCGCAACACGAGAAAGTGCCTTGGTATGCTTAACAAAAGTATCCTTAACATCAGATTCGTCCATCTCGGCGCAGCCACGCTTGGTCTGCAACCAGGAGTAAAAGAACTTTTGGAATCGAGGGCTTCTTGTTGCCAGGACACGCAGGCGTAACCACTTCCCAAGTTTACCGGGAAAGATACACCAAGCGTGTCCGACTAAGCCATCGGGCGGGGGGGGGTACTCTACGTCCACGTCGGGCGCCATTCGGAAAAAGCGCGCGTGGGGAGCAACTGAGTAGTACTTAATGTACTT